GAGGCCCTGTCGAACGTCGGCGCGGGCAACGTCACCGTCACCGGGGCTGTCGGCGGCCCGTACACGGTCACCTTCGTCGGCACCCTGGCGAACACCAACGTCGCCCAGATGACCGCCACCCCGACCGGCGGCACCGGCACGGTCACTGTCGCCACCACCACGGCCGGCGGCACCGAGACGGGCTCGGGCGGAACCGAGATCGCTCGCGGTCACCTGCTCAACGACCGGATCGTCCGGGCCGGCAAGCACGTAGACGCGGCCCTGTACTACCGCGGCCGGGTCTACGAGGACCTGCTGCCGGCCAACTCCGGCTTCGACGAGCTGGCCCGTATCGAGCTGGCGACGAACATCTACTACGACAAGGTGGGTGCCTGATGGCTACCATGGCACTCGAACTGACCGACCCGGAGGAGATGTCCCTCGCGGCCCGTCAGATCCCGTTCCCGGCCGGCATCCTGCACCAGTGGCTGCCCGCCGAACAGCGCCGGGACCACCGGTACCTGTTCCGCCGCTCCGACCGCAGTCTCCGCAGGGCGATGCCATTCCGGCCGTGGAACACACCGGCGGTGCCGATGGACCGCGGTGAGGCGACCGAGGTCACTGGCCGGATGCTGCCCATGTCGGGCATCCTGTGGCTGCTGGAGGAGATGTCGCAACTGCTCGACGCGGCGCGGGACTCCGGTGACGAGGACGCCGTCGCGGCGATCTTCGACCAGGATCTGCTGACCCTGACCCGGGCGGCCCTGCAACGGGTGATGCTGGCGCAGGGTGAGGCGATCTGGTCGGGCAAGGTCACGATCGGTACGCAGGCCGCGCCGGAGAACCGGCTCCAGCTCGGCTCGGTGGACTTCGGTCTGCCTGCGTCGAACTTCATCACGGCGCCGATCCTGTGGAACGGGGTCACCCCGGACATCTTTGGTCAGCTCGACACCTACACGACCACCTACCGGACGACCACTGGCGGCGAGGTCAGCCCGGGTGTGATGATCATCAGCACTCGGATCCGGAACGTCCTGCTCAAGGACACCGACTTCCGGAACTTGCTCGGGTCACTGCTCGGCGCCCCGCCGTCGATCGGCCCGGCGCAGTTGCGTCGGTTGTTCGAGGACCGGGAACTGCCGAGGCTGATCGTGGACGACACGATGGTCCCCGATTACACCGGCACAATGACCCGGCAGATCCCCGACGACAGGATCGTCTTCCTGCCGGAGACTCCTGGCCAACCCGGCGGTATGCCAGTCGGCAAGACGCAGTGGGGCACCACCGAAGAGGCCAAGAAGTTGCAGCGGGCGCAGGCCATCAGTGCGGAGAACGCGCCGGGCCTGATCGCGGTGCCGATGGAGTCGGAGAACCCGGTTCACACCGGCACCCTGGTGTCGGGTATCGCAATGCCGGTGGTTACCGACCCGGATCTGATCATGTCTGTGAAGGTGCTCTGACCATGGCCGAGCTGATCGAAAACACCCTGGTCCGGCACCCGGAGACCGGCACGGCTGTGCTGTTGGCCGCTGGGGGCGAGCTGCCCGAGTGGGCGACTGGCCTGGTCGGCGGCCACCTCATCAAGGGCGAACGGAGCGCGCCGGGAAACCCGACAGCCAACCCGATTGAGCAGCCCAAGCCGGCCGGCGACGGTCCGCCGCCGAAGGGCGGTGCTGGGTCCGGGGCGCCGGAGTGGCGGGCGTACGCGGCCCGCAAGGGTGTCGAGGTGCCCGACGACGCATCCCGGGACGACGTGATCGCGGCGTTGTCCGCGGCCAACGTCCCGACCGAGTAGCAGCTCCGGCCGGGCAGTCACCCTCCCGGCTGCCCGGCCGGATTAACCCTCGGAGGCGTCATGCCTGACCCGCTGTTCACGCTGCCCGAGCTGGACGCCTACACCCAGCAGACCGTGCCGCCGGCAACGGGCGCGCTGGTGCTGACGCTGGTGACCACCCTGATCCGCAACGAGGTCGGCCCGACGGTCTACGACGCGCTCACCGACGTGAGCATGCTTAAGCCGGTTGCCCTCGACGTGGCGAAGCGGATGCTGCTCAACCCGGGGGGCATGCGGTCGAGGTCGCGGCAGATCGACGACTACGCCGAGACCAACACGTACGCCTCCGAGACGCTGTCCGGTATCGGCCTGACCGACGCCGAGCGGGAGCAGATCCGCGATGCGCTCGGCCTGGGCACATCGGGCGCGTTCACGATCCGGCCCGCCGGCTACCGGTCCCCGTGTTGTCTACGTCCGACGCCCTGGCGAAGCCCGGGGTGCTGCTGATGTCGGCCGCCGAGGTGCTCGCCCGAGGCCGGGAGTTCGCAGCCGAGCTGATGGTCGACACCTGCGAGATCGTCGCCGTCACCGGCACCCATACGGACCTGGGCACCGGGCAGGTCGTCGAGGACACGGAGTCGGTGTACGTGGGCCCGTGCCGGGTGCAGCAGGCAGATCCGAGCGCCCGGGCCGAAATGGTCGGGGAGGCGGACCGGCTGATGGTGGCCCGGGTGTTGTGGCTGCCGGTGGCCACCTCCGCTGGCGTCCGTGCTGGCCACCGAGTCCGCATCACCGTCTGCCAGCACGACCCGGACGTGACCAGCCGCCGGTTCGTGGTCCGGGCCGAGTTCGGCAAGACCCACGCGACGGCCCGGCGACTGGGCATCGAGGAGACGACGTCATGAACATCGAGGGCATCCCGGAGTACATCAGTCGGACCGCCTACCTGGAGTTGCTCAGCAGTGTCGGCCTGGACCCGAATCGGATCGTCAGTCTGGAGTTCGGCCCCATGGGAATCTATGCCCAGGTGCTCGCTACGGACGCCAATGGCGAGCCTGTGGTGGGTGGCAACGAATTCGTCAAGCACCGTGTCTTCATCCGAGTCCAGGACTGACCATGAAGATCGACCTCGACGGATCCAGCCTCAACCAGCTACGGGCTGACCTGGCCGAAGTGCCCGAGAACGCGCACGTCAACATCCGGGCGGCGGTGCGGTTCACTGCCCACGGCATCCGGGATGGGGCGCGCCAGGCTGCCTCTGGTATCGCACACGCCCCGCACTACCCGCGAGCGATCACCTACGACGTCACGGATCTCGGTGTGGGCCGGGGTGTGTCGGCGGAGATCGGCCCGGACAAGAGCCGCCCTCAGGGCGCGTTGGGCAACTTCCTGGAGTACGGAGACCCACGTACCCCGCCACAGGCCCACCTCGGTCCGGCGCTGGACCGCTGGACCCCGGACTTCGTCCACGGCCTGGAAATCGCCGCTGCGGACGCCCTGGAGGGCCGGGGGCGGCGGTCGTGAGCGACGACCCGCACGCCGTGGCCATCCTCGGCCTGCTGCGCGCCGTGCCCGACCTGATGGTGTACCCGCCGGCCGACGGTGAGGGCGACGGTCAGATCGTGCCCACCGTCGGCACCCCGCCGTATGTGGTGGCCTACATCCAGGTCAGCTACGCCCTGGGTCCGACCATCGACCTGCTCTCCAGCCGGGCGGTTGTCCGGGCCACCTGCCACAGCGTGGGCGCCAACGACATCGCCGCCCGGGTGGTGGCCGGCCGAGTCCGGGCCGCGCTGCTCGACGTGGTGCCGACCATCCCCGGCCGAAAGCCGTACCCGATCCGGTACGACGACGGGCAGCCGCCCCGTCCTGACGAGTCCACCGGCCCCCTCGTGGTCGACCAGGTCGACGTCTACCGCCTCGAATCCCTGCCGGGCTGACCGGCCCATACCACCTGGAGGACGCGATGACCTGGGTGCGAGTCAAGGACTCCACTGGACACGAGGTGACCATGTCGAAGGCCCGCGCGCAGAGCCTCGGTCTGGAGGTCCTCGACAAGCCGGCGACCGACGCCCTCGGCCGGCCGCTGCCGCCCAAGACCAGCACAGACAAGGCGGGCCGGCCCGCGCCGAAGACCAAGGAGAGCACCCGATGACCATGCCCGTGTCGGTGCCATCGGATGGCACCCTCCGTATCGACTACGTGCCGGCGATCGCCAACACGGCCGCGCCCACCATCACCGAGTTGACCGCGGTCGGCGCGCAGGAGTTGGCCTGCTACATCACCGGTGACGGGTGGCAACCGACCGGTGAGCAGGCCGTCATCACCGACCAGCGGCTGTGCGCCACCCAGGACTTCGAGCAGCCGGGCCGCAAGACGAAGACGTTGACGATCGTCTACGTGCACAACCCGGCCGACCCCAGCAACAACGAGGCGTACACCACCCTGGAGGAGGGTGTGACCGGTTACCTGGTCGCCCGCTACGGAGTGCCGCGCGCGCAGGCATGGGCGGCCGGCGACATCGTGGATGTGTGGCCTGTCACCGCCGGTGAGCCGTTCAAGAACTTCAACGGGGCGAACAGCGTTCACACCGCTACCCAGCGGATGTTTGTGACCGGCCCGGTGGCCCGCGACGCGGTGGTGGCTGCCCCGTGACCGACGCCGACGGCATCCTGCTTGGCGCCCGGCTGCCGGAGGAGACGGTGCCGGTGTGCACCCGGGGTGACCTCATCAACGAGTTCCGGCGCCTGGACCGCGAGTTGGCGCAGGCCCAGGTACAGGCGGCGGCAGACCCGCGCATCGCCGGCAACGGTACCGCCGACCTGCGGGCCCGAGTCGACGAGCTGCGTCACCAGATCGAGGCGGCCACGGTCCAGTTCAAGCTGCGGGCCCTGCAGCCGAAGAGGTGGCGCGACCTGGTCGACGAGCACCCTCCCCGCAAGATGCCGGACGGGTCGATCCACCAGGACGACCGGGGCCCGCAGGTCAACAACGAGACGTTCTTCCCGGCGCTGATCCGGCTGTCGACGGTCGAGCCGGTTCTACGCGAGGAGACGTGGGCCGCACTGCTCGACCCCAATCAGGCGTTGATCAACGTGCAGCAGTTCCTCCGGCTGGGCCGCACCTGCTGGGACCTGAACAAGGAAGAGCCCGACGTCCCTTTCTCGTTCGCCGGCTGGCTGAGGACGCGGGGCTCCGCCAGCGGGTCGGCCTCGCCCGAACCCTCGGCATCTCCCTCCGCCGCCTCGACGGCTGGGAGCCCGAGCGAGTAACCGAGCACATCCACGAGGGCGGCGTGCTGGCCCGGTCGGTGACCACCACAGAGTCGGAGTGGACCCCGGGCGAGGTGGCCTGGATGACCGCACTGGCAGCCTACGAGGCGGGTCAGTGCCCGCGTTGCAGGGGCGTTCTCGAGGAGACGACCGACATCGGCCGGGACTTCAACAACCCGTTCGCCACCGCCGTCTACCTGCCAGCGCCCGGCTACCCCCGGCAGTGCCACTGCTGCGCGGCGATCGACCGGTCGGAGCAGCAGACCCGGGCCCAGAACCCGCAGCATCCGGCCGCGATCCTCCACGCCGTCCAGCTCGTACCGAGGGGGTGACCCGTGGCCCGCACCGTCAAGGTCGGCCTCGACGTCGATGAAGCCCCGTACGTGCGCGGTGTGGAGCGGGCCGAGAAGGCGACCGCGAAGCTGGACGACGCGGTCGAGTCTGCCGGCGGGTCGGCGAAGGAAACCGCCGCCGGGATGGGCAAGGCGTCCGAGTCGATCACCGACGTTGGCAAGTCAGCTCGGGGCGCCGGCAGGGAACTGACTGGCCTGCGTCGGGATGCCGCGATTCTGGACCGCCAGATCACGGACACGGCGCGCGGCGTGCGGGATCTGGCCCGGGAGATCTCCCGTACCGCGGACGCCGCTGAGCGCGCCAAGCTGACCGAGAAACTGAAGGTCGAGCGCGGCAAGCAACGGGACCTCACCGATCTTCGGAACCTGATCGATGCCGATGAGGCGGCGAGAGGTTTCAGCACCGAGTTCGCCACCAAGGTCGGTCCGCTGATCGCTCGGGCGCCGATCAGTGTTGGCCCCATTGGCGCAGCCATCGCTCTCCCGATCGCCGCCGAGGTCGCCACCGTGCTGGGCGCGGCGGTCGCGGCAGGCATCACGGGCGGCGCCGGCATCGGCGGGGTGATCGGCGGGGTCACGATCGCCGCGAAGCACAGTGCGGTCAAGGCCGCAGCGGAAGGGCTCGGCAACGAGTTCGAGAACCGGCTCCAGTCGGCGGCGGTCAGCTTCGTCCCGGCGACATTGTCCGGTATCTCCGTGATCCGGAACAAGCTCGCCGAGGTCGAGGGTGACCTGGAGTCCATCTTCAGCAACTCCGCCCGGTTCGTCGTGCCGCTGGCGGAGGGTGCCGGAACAGGGATTCAGGAGATCGTCGCCGGAGCGCGTGAGCTGGTCGAGGTGGCCGGGCCGGCTGTCGATGCGATCTCGGAGGGCTTGGCCGAGCTGGGCAGCGCGGGCCGGGACGGACTGGAGTCCCTGACGGACAACTCTGAGTCGGGCGCCCGTGCGTTGACCCTGGTATTCGAGGTTGTCGAGACCGGCGTCCGGATGGTGTTCGGCCTGATCAACGCCTTCGCCGAGCTGTACGAGGTGATGGAGTTCGGCAATGGCCTCTTCGAGTGGTTCAGCCGAGCCAACGACGAGGGAGGAAGTCGGGCCGAGGAGTTCGAGGGCTCTCTAGCTGGTCTGATGGACGGATTCCGCGAGACGTCGACCGAGGCCGAAGACGCCGCCCGGGCGGTCCAGCAGTACGCCGAGGCGCTCGACCTGATCGTCGACCAGAACCTCAGCGCGGCCGAGGCCAACCTGCGGTACCGGGACAGTTTGAAGGAGGCCCGGGACGCGGTCGACGACAAGCGGAAGGTGTCTCGAGCCGAGGAGGAGCAGCTTCTCAGCCTGGCCCGGTCGTCGAACACGCTGACTGATTCACTGGAGGCCCAGGGCGCTTCTACGAAGGATCTGGCGGCGCGGAACCGGGAGGCCCGCAGCGACTTCGTCGCGACCGCGATGCAGATGGGGTACACCCGGGAGCAGGCTCGCGAGCTGGCCGCCCAGTACCTGAAGGTGCCGCGCAAGGTCTCCACCACGGTTACCGCCGAGACGGAGCAGGCTGCCGCGAACCTGCGGGCCATCGTCGCTCTGTCGGCGCAGATCAAGAGCAAGCGGGTTGTCATCACGACCGTCAACAACCAGGTCGTGACCCGCAGCGAGGGCCGCAACGTCCCGATCGGCAGCGGGGTCGGCGGCCGACGCTGGGGCGGGATTGACTACGCAATGGCCCGCGGCGGCATGATCGAGGCGCATTTCGCCACCTCGCCGACGGTGATGTATGGGGAGCGGGAGACTCGCGGCGAGGCGTATATCCCGCGTGATGGTGACACTGCCCGGTCGCGGGTGATCGCGCAGACGGTGGTCGAGGAGTGGCTCGGTGGCCGGGTGGCGTGGCCAGCCGGCAGCGGGACCGGTCCGGTCACGGCCCCGTTCATGGGCAGTGCACCCGTTCAGCCCCAGCAGACCGCCGTGTCGGGCGGGATGACGTTGCGGCTGGTGGTTCAGGACGGCGCCGTGCAGGGCCTGGTCCGCGTCGAGGTCGACGAGGCGTTCGGGGCGCTCGCCGACGCCACCATCTACCAGACCGCCGAGTGACGGGAGGGGTCAGTGCCGACAACCCTGGTCGCGACCCCGGAGCCGAACAACGACCCGCCTCGGATTTTGCTGGAGTTGGAGTACACGGGGCAGACCGAGGCGACGGTGTCCCGGCTGGACCCGGACGGCCGCACCCGGCTGGTGCGGCTCGCCGATCCGGCGGCGCTGTCGGGCGGGCTGTGGACCGGCTACGACTACGAGTCGTGGCTCAACGGGGAGGCCATCTACACGGCGATCACGGCCGGCGGGTCGGTCACCTCCGATCCGGTGACCCTGACAGCCGACAGGCCATGGCTCCGGCATCCCGGCGTGCCGTCGCTGTCGATCCCCATCGAGCCTGTCGGGCCGCTCTCCGACCGTGTCCGCCCGGTCAACCAGGCAGTGTTGCAACCGCTGGGCCGGCGGGAGCCGATCGTTGTCACCGACCAGCGGCGCAAGTCGATCCGGTCGACACTGCGGCTGCGCACCGAAACGGTCGAGGAAGCCGTCGCCCTCGTCGACATCACCGGTGACGCGTCGATCCTGCTGTTGGACGCCGACGCGTCGTGGGGGCTCGGTATCACGCACGCCTACCTGGCGCTCGGCGACCTGGTGGAGATCTCGTGGCGGGACGACTACGGGCCTGACTCGTGGCGGACCTGGTCGGCGCCGTACGTGGTGGTGGGCCGCCCGGCGGGTGGACTGCAGTCGGAGCGCACGTACGCCGATGTGCTGGCCGAGCACGCCACCTACGCGGACGTGCTGGCTACGTACGACACCTACT